AGACGGTCGAACTTCGGTCGCTGCACATCCCACGACAGATCAACGATGTTGACTGTGCCCGGCGCCGAAACACCCGCATCCGTGCCTGTCACCAAATCGAAGGTGGACACACCACCCAACGTCCCCTTCAGGTACGGTCGGACCGTCTTCCCCGTCGGCAACACGACGACGTCAAACCATGTGTCGGTGAACACCTTCAACACATCGGCGAGGGTGTCCTCGTAGAGACGGAACGTCAGCTCGGACACTGTCGGCAGCGTCGCGCCGAGGTGATCGGTCGTGTCCGACCCCGTGACCGTCCACGTCGACAGCAGAGCGTTCCCTGAACGGCATTTCCGCCAGATCTCCCCGAGAGAAACCGTCGGGATTCCCTGGGCGACAGTGCGGCACCGTGTGGTGTTGTCGGACTTGGCGATGACCGTCCCCTCAGGGCTGCCTTCTCGCAGCGACCACACCAACGCCGTCGGGTTCCCACCGGGCGGGCCGTCGTCCGGCGAGTTGACGACCGCCCACGCCAACGTCAGCACACCGGCGGTCGTATCGAACTCGTACTGTTGGGTCTTGCGGAAGTCGCTGGCCGTGCCAACCTTTTTGCCTTGGACGAACAGGTCGGCGCCGTTGTCCGCACCCCACTCGAGCCACTTCGGGCCGACCGCCACAGACACATCACGACGAAACGGGCGCGTCCCCGCCGGTGCGTTGTCCTCGTCTCCGTCCGACGCGCAGATCCAGTAGGCGCCCGTGTCGGTAAACCCAGCCGGTAGCCCCGAGTAGAACGTCGAAGCCCAACCTTGCAACGAAATCTGCGTCGCCGCTTCCCAGCCTGAGACGTCGTAGTCGGGACCGAACCAAGCGAACACCCGCTCGTCGGTCGACGGGACCAGGTCGCACGCACCGGACGGCAACTGCACCACCGACTCTTCGTGGTCGACGAGCAGACCTTCGCAGCGGTAGGTGGTCGATTCGATTCCCTCGGCGGATTCGGATTCTTCGGTGACGTCAACCGACACGACACGGGCACCGACACGAACATCGCCATCGAGGAGGAAGGCGACCACGGAACCGTCGGCGACGAGGGCTGCGTCCGAGTTCGGCAACTTGAATGAGGCGACAGCAGCCCCGTTGCGTCGAGGCTGGAACGTCACATCGAACGCTGTGTCGAGGTTGTTGGTCGTTGACGTGTTCGCCTCGTTGCGGAGCCTGACCCTCACCTCGGCCATCAGGCGAACTGGCCGGACGGGATCGAGATCGTCAGGATGGCGAGCGCCCAGCCGGCGTCCGGCCGGAGGTCTGTCACCTCGAGTCCGACGACGTGAACGGGTTCGGTCAACGTCGCGGCGTCCGGCAAGGTGAGGACCGCTGAGCGTGTCCCGTTGGTTGCGGCCGTCGGGGCGACCACGTTGTCGCGCAGATACGCGACGTTCGTGTAGAGCCCTTCGTAGTCGTTGGGGGTTGACGCACCGGTACGGTCGACGTCCCCGACGATCTGCATGCGCAGACTCTTCCGCGTCACCGTCGCGTACCGCTTCGATGCAAGTGTCCCGGCAACGTTCGGTCGAACATCGTCGGCGCCCCGCTGTTCAGCGGGTAGCCACAACTCGAAGACGTTGTCGACTTTCCACGCCGGGCAGAACATCGCGACGCCACCAATGGTGAGGTTGCCGGCGGCGGTGTTGTAGGCGACCGGCATCAGCGTGCCCCTGCCAGGTAGCGGGCGTCGCGCATCCGGCGCACAGATTCCGACGCCGACACCATCGGGTCAGCCGTGACGATGTTCTGGTTGACGACCATGCCTTGTCCGCCTCCGGCGGTGACGAGTGCCCGTACACCGTCGACGAGTGCTTTGGTGTCGGCGGCTGACATGACGAACCCGGGGGAGTCAGGCATGAACGCTTCGGGGGCGAACTCGTTCACCGTGTAGCCGGCACCTTCGATGACTCGCCCGCCTGTGGCCCGCCCAGGGCCGCGGATCGTAGGCCTCGGTGGGTTGAACCCGCCGGCCGCTGCGATCGGGATGCGGAAGACCGGCATCTGGTTGAAGAAGTTCGACAGGGCTACACGCGCCGGGTCGAGGTTCGCCCCGATCGGTATGTCGGTCGAGGGGGCGCCTCGGACGCTGTCCTTCCACACGTTTGTCGTGGTGGTCGCCGGGTTCGTGTCCGCCCCCACCGGCGTGTTGGTTATCCCGGCAGAAGCGAAGATTTTCCACAGCGACAGGTCGCCGGTGGCAAGCTCCGTGTTCACACCAACCGGGAGCCGCATCGGTGGCTTCGCCGTCTCGCCATCCTTGAGCGCCTGCACGCCATCCTCAACGGGGCGGGTCGGGCCGAGGCCCATCGAGACCAGCCACGGGTTGTCGATGAACCCGTCCTGTATGTCTTCCTGCCAGATCCGAATCCAGTCAACAGCCGAAGCGAAGTCGCCTTCCTGGATCTCGATCCCGATCTGAGCGTTCAACTCTTCGGGAAGGATGCTGTTCCCGTCTGCGTCCTCCAAGTAGGAACGCAGAACCTGCAACTTGCGGAACGCCTCCTCGTTGCCGCTCAGCGTGATCGACGCCTCGATCTGCCAGTCGCTCAGGCCGATGACCTCGAGCAGCTCCCTGATCTGCTCCTCGGTGAACGAGGCGTCCTCCATCATCCCGACGAACGACGCCCGCAGATCGTCGGCCCTGTCGACCGCAGCACCCTCACCCTGGTACTCCAACGTGTCGGCGATGACCTGCTGGACGCTGCTGCCGACCCCAGCGATCTGCGACAGGTAGCCGGCTACATCGTCGCCGGCGGTCTCTATACCGGAGGCGATGTCGGACACATCGAAGTTGTTCCCGAGACTCGACAACGCCTCGAAGAGATCAGGCAACGAATCGTTCAGGGCGAGAGTTGAGGAGAGCATGTTGTCGAGGCCCGTTGTGTCGTCGAGCTTCTCCTGAAACGCTGTTGCACGGAACCCGGCGAGGTCGAACATGTCCGACGCGTGCTGCATTTCCTTCGCTACGTTGTCGACCAGCCCGCCGAAACTCTTCAACCCGCCCCCGGTCTCAGCGATCTTCGCGCCTGCGCCCTGGGCCTCAACACCGATCACACCGAACCAGCCGGAGATCGCGTTGAAGTCGCCTTCGACCTGCGGTTCGTCGCCGCCGAACACGAAGTTCCACGCGTCGCCGAGCACGCCGCCGATCGCACCTTGGATCGTCATGTCGCCCGGCAGCGCCTTGTTGATGATGTAGCCGAGCGGTCCCGTGATCGTCGTCTCGAACACGTCGAGGAACGTCTGACCGGCAGCGGCGGCGTAATCGCCGATGCTCTTGTCGTCCTCTTGGATGAGGTTCGCGAGCGGGTCGAGCGTCTCGTTTGCGTAGTCGGAGAACAACGTTTGCAGCGACCGCTTCACTGTGGTGATCGAGGCGTCCATGTTGTCGAACGCTTCGGCGTTGTCGTTCGCCGAACCTGCGACACCGGGCAAGGCGTTAGCCGCCATGAACCCGAGGACCTCGTTCAACTGCTCCGTATCGGAAGCGATGTCGCCGAGCGGTGTGCCGAACAGTCCGAGCGCAGCAGTAGCACGCTGCGCCGGGGACTCAACCTGCAAGATCGCTTCGATGATCTCGAGGAACGCCTGGCGGGCAACCGGGCCACCCTGGAGGATCTTGGCCTGGTACTCCTCGGCGCCGAGACCGATGATGTCGTAGGCCCCTTTCAGACCCTCGGTCATGTCCTGGTTCAGACGGGTGAACTCGGTGACAGCGTCGCCGGTCTTGTCGAGCTGGAACGTGCCCTGCTGCGCCGCCTCCACCAACGTCCCGAACGCCTGCTCACCAGAGAACCCGAGCGCCTCGAACGCCGCGGCGTACTCGCCCTCGGTGAACACCGTCAGGATCTCGTCACGCATCGCCTTCGGCACAGACTCCGCAGCCGTCGTGATCTGATCGAACGCGTTCACCGCGTCCGTTGCCAGACCCGTCGAGATGAGCGTCCCTGCCGCCTGCACCGCTTCGGTGACATCGACGCCGAGGACCGCCGCCAACCCCATCGCCATCCCGGTCAGACTCTCGAGCGCCTCCTCCGACTCGCGGGACTCCGACAGCGTCGAATAGACAGCGTCGATGGCGTCGTTCACCTCGGCGGTCGACTCACCCCAGGCGTCGCGGAACAGGTTCGCTGACACCGTCGCCAACTGCTCTTGGTTGGCGCCCAGCGTCGACAACCGGTTGCCGAGAATGTCGATTGCCGCATCGTTCGCTACGGCGTCAGCGAACCCCTGGACGAACATCGCGCCGACGACCGCAGCCGCAGCCGCAGCCGGAGCGGCGACACCCTCCGGCAACGCACCGAGCGCATCGTCCATGACACTCGACAGGCCGCCGCTCAACCCGCCGAGACCTTCCATGATCCCGCCGCCGATACCGCCGCCAGTCTCCTGGCCGATGTCGGCGCCGAGCTTGTCGAACCCCGACGTGTTCGACCTCACACCATCAGAAACGCCGTCCATCGCCGAAGCGCCAACACGACGGCCCGCCTGTTCAGCGTTGCCCTTCTCGCGTTCCAAGGCGCGCGAAACATCCGCCGCCGCCTCTTGGGCAGCGGCGGACATGTCGAGCGAATCGCCCGCAGCATCAGACAGCTTCTCCCCGGCCTTGCGGAACTCGCCGGCGCTACCAGCCAGCCGGTCGGCGGCGTCGCCACCGACCTCGCCGGCGGCAACCGCGATCGACGACAACGACTGCTCGGCGTCGCGGCCGATCTTCTCGAACTCACGCTTCGCCTCGCGAGCGTCAGCATCGATGACGATCTCGAGCTTCTCAAGCAGAGCCACTCAGGCTCACCGCCTCACTCAACAGGCGCAGATCGCGCGCGGTCAGCTATCGGACTTGGGCTGGGGTCCAGTTGAAGCGGAGGGCACACCAGACGACCCACTGGTCGGTGCTTCGCCCGCTTTTGGGATGCCACCGACGTACATGTCAGGCATGTCCTCGGCGACCAACTCGAACACGTCAAGCAGTGTGCGTGCAGTGACGACGGCGGGTTCACACTTCGCGGCCTCGCAACACGACGCATAGATGTGGATGGCGTTCTGTGCGGAACCGCGTGGCCGCGAAACGATCCGCCACCACTCCGTCCCGCATTTCTTCTCCAGGTCGGCGAGCGCGTCGAGGGTCAGGTCGGCGAGCCGGACCTGACCCTCGGGGGTGTTGCACGCCCACTCCTGCGGTTCGACATCGACAGGATCTGCCACGGATCAGATGCCCGACGACTGCAACGACTGCGCTGCGGCCCACGAGCCCGACACCTCGACGGCACCCGACACGGTCTGCGACACGCTGACGTCGAAGTGGCCGGCACCGAACCAGTACTTCGAGGTCGTCCCCGTCGTCGGGTAGATGTAGAACTTGCGTCCACCGTCGATCGCAGCGGACACCTTGTACTGGTCACCGTCGGTGTCCCAGAAGCCCGAGAAGTTGCCCTGCGCGTCGGGGAGCCCGACCACGTAGACCATCGACTCGTTTCCGAACGACGTCACGTCGATCTTGTTGGTGGTCCGGTCGAGTGACCAGCTGTTCAGGTTCGCGATCGGCACCGCTGCGGCATTGCCGAGCGTAGAAGTGTCGACGTAGATCCGACCGAAACGGCCGGCAATTGGTGAGGCCACGGTCGGCCCTCCTTGCTTGTTGGGATGGAACTACAGATCACACGCCTGCAGGAGGCGTGCGACGTTGTTGGGAAACGTGCGGTCAGCGATAGCGGCAGCGGCCTGTTCGGCGGCTACGGCTGCGCTGTCCGGGTTGGCGAGCGCCCACCGGATCTGCTCACCCAACTCCTCCGGCGAGGAGAACGTGGGGAGCATCGGGAACGTGGCATCAGACTCGGGCCGGGACTGCCGAGAGAACCACGTCTTGCACGCAGCCAACTCGACCTCACGGGGACCCATCGCCCAACCGTCGCCCGTGTCGGCAACGTCACCGTTGTTCTCCGACCGGTACAGGTTGAACGACGTAGCGGCACCCCGGTACATCTCGGCGGCGTCCTCGTTGTCGACACAGTCCTCGAGGTCGTGGACGACGTACTGGGTGAGGCTGTCGTCGGCGTGCTCCCAGTTCCCTGCGAGCGCCAGATCGATACCCGTCCAGTCAACACGTTCCATGAACGCTTGACGGCTCGGGTAGCCGGTACCAACGAAAGTGCAGTCCGACTTGTGGGTCGACACCCCGGGGAAGTGGACCTTCGGGTCGTAGGCGTGCGGAAGGTACAGGGCCGTGGTCAGCTCGGCGTACCGTTCCAGGTTGATCTCGTCGTTCACTCCGACGGCATCGAACGCCGGTGCGACCATCAGCTGCCGGGTGTCTTCGTACGGCGACTCGGTGAAGATGCACGCCGTTTTGATTCCGCGGCCACGGAACACCTCGAGCATCTGCTGATCGAGGACGAACCCGGAGACGAAGATGACGACGTCGGGCCACCACATCATCGCCGCCCGATACAGACCGGAGATAGCGAACCCGTACACATCCTCGGGGTCGTCGAACGCTTTGATGAACGACCCGTCGGCGGCGGCGAGGTGAGCGACGCTGCCCCATGTCAGACGGTCACCAAGGTTGTACGGCATCACATCGACGCCAAGCTCTGCGAGGCCACGGCAGGTGCCCCGGTAGACGTCGGCGACAGAGAACTCGGGGCCAGGGTGCACCACGAGCGCTCGCGTCACCTGAACGCCTTCACGAGCGCCTCGGACTGCGCTCGGCGGTATGCGTCGATCGCGTCGCCGGTGCCTGCCGAGATCCCTTTCGACCACGTCCGCTTCGGTTTCGTACCGGGGTGGCGCGCCCACGCCCTGACGTTCCCACCGATCTTCAGCGGGGTACGCCGCTTCTTGCGGCGGGCGCCGCCACGGTTGTTCCTGTTGCCCCGTGCGGTCCCGGCTAGCTCGGCGACGTTGAACGAACCGGCGCCGCCGGCCATCGCCGAGAACAGTGACATCGCTTGGCGTTGACGGCGGGTCAACCCGGGGACGATGAGGTGTGGTGCGGCGCCGTACTCAAGTGTCTTCCAGACGCCCATCGGGCGGGGAGCGACCACAGCCGACGACCTCGGACCGCTGGCGTCCATCTTGAAACCGACACCGATCTTGACGCCCTTGCGCCCCCAGCGGGACAGACGCAGATCCGAACCAACCGCTTTCCCACCCTCGGCGAGCGCCGAATTCTTGTAGGCAAGCGCCGCCTGCGATGTCGCCTTGGCGTTCGCCTTGGCGAGCGCTTCGCCGCCAGCAGCGATCCGCTTCGCGAGCTGCTTCACGTTGACCGCCATCAGGTCCACACCTTCATAACGACCGTCGCTGCGTAGTAGGCGACATCGCCGACGATGATCTCGTTGAACCCGCCGACAGTGATGACCGACACCGACACGCCGTTGGCGTCAGTGATGCCCTCGAGCGCATCGACCACAGACCCGGCACGGTCCGTGTCGAGCAGCCGGTCGAGGACAACCATCTGATCGACATGCGACTTCGACACAACGACCGTCACCTCGGCGCCAGACTCACGTCCACGCTCGAACGTCGTGAAGGTGTGCTCCAGGTCGGTGACAACCGCTGCCGGTGTCTGAATGGCGTCAACCGGGTAGGCGTAGACATGCAGCCCCGACACGGCATCGAGGGCGGCGGCGATGACCGTTCGGATCTCAGAGTTTGTGGCGCTCACGCCACACCAACCCACGCCGGGTGAACGAGCGGGGCGAGCAACTGGCGGGCACGGGGCGGCAGATTCTGCGACACCCTGAACAGCCCCATCTCGATACCGCCGGTGACACCCAACGGTGCGTCCTGCAGCTTCGCTGTCTCAGCGACAACGATCCGGGCGGCCTGCTTCACTTCGATCGGCACAGACGGCCAACCCCACACGCCGGCGATCTCCACCAGGCCGGTACGGCCCGACGACGCAGACGTCGGAAAGGTGCTGCTGTCGAGCGCGACGATCGATCGGAACGGTTCAGCTTGCGGTGCACGGGACGCAGCACCCACCGGGGCCAACAGGTACTCGTCTGCGGTCCAGGTGACCTCGTAGACCCCGTCGTCGTTCTCGTCGGTCTTGACCGTTGAGACGGACGTCAGGTCGTTGAACGGGCCGAGGTCGATGTCGTGCGCCAGGATCGCATCGAAGTAGCGGGCGACCGGTGCGGCGACAGTGCCGGCAGCGTAGAAGTGTCGGCCGCAATGCCGGTCGATCAGCCGGGATACCGCCGTGACGACATCGTCGAGGATCGTCGAATCGGCAGCAGTCGACTTCCCGATGTAGTCGGCTGCCTCACCGGCAGACAGGTAGCCGTTCGTGATGGTCACTTCGCTACCGCGACCGCACGCACATCGGCGCCCAACTCGTCGACCTGCACCTTGACGAAATGCTTGGCGAGGACCTTGGCGAGCACCTTCGGATCGATGTTCTCGTAGAACTCGCCGTCCTTCAACCCGCCGCCGTCCATCGCTGAATGCGGGGCACGGGTCGGGCCGGCAGCAGTGAAGATGAACACCCCACCCGGCTTCATCAACCCGGCGGCCTTCCCGACGATCCCCTCCCACTCCTCGCAGTGTTCGGCAACCTC